TTCGGCTAATTGTAATGCTCTTTTATAACTCCATTTTTTTTCCACTATCTTTCTCCTTTACATTTACAATACCACATACCTGTGCATTTTGTAGGTGCTTCTGACATATTCATTATACTTTCACATCTATTTAGTATACCAGTCCAAACTTCTTTGTCAACGTCTACTTTAAAAGCTTTTAATTTTTGGTCATTCTTGTTTTCATACATAACTACACCATACTTTCTATCAGTTAAGTTAAGATATATTTGTAACTGTATCATGTGTTCGTGTTTTGGGGCTTCTTTTAAATCTCTGAAGTCTTCATCTTTTATAGTTTTTAACTCTAATAAGGCTTCTTTATGCTTATCATGTTTTATTATAAAGTCAATCCTGCCTGATATAGGAGGGTCTTCATTTTTTATAGATACTTCATCATCAATATAAATGTCAGCTTTCTTTAAATACTTTTTCATGCGTTCTTCAAAAGTTCCACCATGGTCAAATATTCGTTTTATTCTACCATCTATTTCATCCCAATCTAGTAAACCATTGTAAGCCATGTATATGTATCTATCACAAGGATTACCAAACAAAGATGGATAAAACTTACCTTTACTTGGAGGTCTGTTCTTATACGCTATGGCATTATCAATAGATTTAAGTAACCACCTATCTTGGTTTTTAGTTCTACCACTAGCTTTTTTAGCTTTAGGCTCATTACTTATCGCATTGTTTATAGCTTCAATTCCTGCCATAATCTATCCTTTATATCTTTGTATGTCTTTTCTTCAAGATGCCAAACCTCTTCAAACCCCATGTCAATTATATCAGCATCTCGTTTCGCATCTCGTTTTGCTAAATGCCCAAATGGACCATCTGCTTCTATTATAACATTCATTTCAGTTATAAGGAAGTCGACAGTATAGTTTCCTATGGGCACTTGTCTTGCATAACGAAGTCCTGTCTCGTCAAGAACTTTTGCTATCAGATTCTCCTGTGGTGTAAAACTTTTCGGTCTCATCTTTAAATACCTCGTACTCTTCAGGATTTTCTTTGAACCAGTCTACTACTTTATTAATACCTGCAACCTTACTAGGCATTTTTTCATAGGTGTACCAAGCTCCTGTTTGTTTAATAAGACCGTACTCTAATCCTAATCTTACATAAGTTTCTACTATATCTACTCCACCTTCGACACGGAATGGTACAACTACTTCTTCCCACTTCTCCCCACCGAACTTATCTTTCAATAGTTTTACTTTAATTTCAAAGCCTACTCTATTAGTAGATGATGATGGTTCATTTATCCACCCACCTTTGGATACCTGCATACAACAGTGTGAAAAGAACTTTTGCCCTTCTCCACCGGGCATAGTTTCCATAGCAGTGACTGGTCCCATTGCTCCCCTTGTTTGGTTAATAGCAACCAATGAACTACCATATGTCAGGTCTGGGAGTAACCTAATTAACATTTGATTCCATGTTCTTGACTGCCATGCAATGGGACTATAGTCGATTCCTTTATCATTGTTAAATATATCTGCGGGTATAATACCAGCAGCACTATCTAACACGATTAAATCAACACCACTTCGTAATCCTTTTTGTGCAACTTTAAATGATTCTTCTGCAGTTGCTGGGTCTGCAACTAATATTTTAGTTATATCCACACCAACTTTTTCCATCCATGCGGGGTCCCAAGATTTTTCCAAGTCTATCCACATTGGTACTCCACCATCTTCTTGCACAGACTTACATAATTGTGATGCTATATAAGACTTACCAGATGACCATCCACCAAATAAAAGAGTAAATCTTTTTCGTGGTATACCTCCATTTGTAATCTTATCTAGTTGTGGGATGTTAAAAGGTATTCTACCGTAAGCAAAACTTTCATCATCTCCACGCTTTGTAGCGAGTTTTTTATCATTTAATAAATCATTAAATATTGCTTCTGCATTTTCTTTCAAAGTAAATCGTCTCCTTTTTCTATTCGTCTTTCCATATTTCTTTTTTGTATTGCTTCCGCCCAAGCCATGCATACAGCACCACATTGAATAAGTTCATTATACAACTTAGGTGTATTTTTTTCGTATACTTCTCTAGCCACTTCCCCAAACTCTTCCGCTAGAATTACAGTCCAATGTTCATCTGAGTGGTGTATTTGTTCACCCCATGTATTTTCCTGTGACTCTCGTTCAGATAAAAACTGTTCAGTAATTATAGCTCTAACATGTTCAGCTTCCATCCTTCTTCTTTCCCTTCGTTAGGATATTCTTGATTTCTTCATCCACCCTATCATGTATTGCAGTGTATGCTTTATCTATAGTCAATCCTGCTTCTGTTAGTTGTTCATCTATTGGTAACTCAGTATCAATGTCATGTATTTCCATGTCCATTCTTGCATACTGATTTGTATCTAGTGGACCTACTCTAAATGTAAATCCTAATTTTACTCCGACTTTCGCCATATTAAAATCCTCTTTCTTTCATTAGTTTTTTTAAATAGTCTGCGTTTTTACCTTTACTAAAATTAGCCGCATCTTTTGGACTCATACCTTCAACAAGAGTTTGATACATACCTAGACGTTTAACTCTTTTCTTCAAAGGTAGTTCGTTACCATTTTCATCTTTTTTGTTTTCCTCTGCAATCATGCCATAATAAATCACAGTCATTCGTATTTTCCAACCATCTGAATCTTCGTATTCTTTTGATAAGTCAGCTATTTTTTTAACTGTTGGTAATTCTATTTTATTAGTGGTTATATCATATATTTTTACAAAGTCTTGATAGGTTCTTTCTTGTTCTTCTTCAGTTAAACCTTGAAAATAAGTAAAGTATTGTTCATCTCTTAGATATATAGGTTTTTTATTTCCCGGCATATCTAGTCCTACAAGGTAACCATCAAAATCACCGTCAGTAAAATAAACACTAGCTACACGTTTATCATACAATAATGTTACTAAATCTCGTTTTTCTTTTTTATTTATTGTTGTTGTCATCAACAAGCTCCTTAGCTATCAACATATCTATATATTGTTTCGCTTTATAAAGGTCTTCAATACCATTCTCTTTGTATCTCCACCTTGTTATATATTTTACCACATTCCCCTCTGCAAAACCCATCTGATTGTCATGTATATAATCAAAAGGTTCTATATCAAAGTGATAGTGCACAGGGTCAGTAGCTTCCATTTGCTTTGCATATGATTCTGCAAAACTATATTTTTTATTAGCTGGGTAAGCCCTATTGTTAGAGTCTTGATTTGCTTGTGGTTGTGCCATTCTTTCCTCCACATTCCATTCTTTCATTTGTTTATATTCTTCCCAAGATAAATTAGAATAGTTTTTCTTGTAGTCTTCCCACTCCCCTTGTGTAAAATCATAAGGAGCTTTCGGGTTTTTCCATCCTGATGCCATTTATAAATCCTCCTTAGTAGTTGCTATAAATATAGGAGTGCCTTCTCCATGCCATGCTCCTACACTATTGTAATCAAAATATTCTATAGCCATTTCTTCTGCAGCATCTCTGCTTTCACAGTCAGGGTCTAACATGAACTCATCAGTTAATATTTCTACACATTTCTTCGCATCGTATATAGCTATCGGACCTTTATATTGTTGATATCCTAATCCTACAAAGGCATCTTCATAATTGTCATATAACATGACGGATTCTTCAGACGCTTGTAGATATGAATCTAATTTATCTTTTAACGATTCCTTTTTATCCTTTGCCATTTTCTCTGCTCTTTCGTAATTTATCTTTAATTTTTTGTTGTCTTTCCACACTTTTCGGTGTGAACTCTGACTTTTTTCTATATGTTTTAATTATATCATCTTTTTCTATAGACTTTTTAAACCTTCGTAATAATTTTTCAAAAGGTTCATTTTTCCTCGCTGTTACTTTCATAGTTTGTAATCTTCCTTTACTGCCCACGATGGCTTACATACTTCCATATCTACGCCAAGTGGGATATTTAATGTGTTTTCTTTCATTAGTTGTTTAATCTTAGGTGCTACCTCATCTAGCTCTGACTTATGTATCTCACATATAACTTCATCGTGCACTTGAAGTAGTAAATTACTTTTCTTATCTTTTAAATAATCATGTATTTCTACTATTCTTTCACTCATAATATCAGCACTTGTCCCCTGAATCAAATAATTTACACCTCTATATGCATAATCTTTTGGAACTTTGTATATTCTTCCATACTTATTTCTAACCCAGCCTTTAGTTTCTATTGTTTTAACTACAGAATTAAAAAACTCTTTTGAGCCTTTCATATTCTCTAAATAAGTTTGCTTGTATCTAAATGCTTCAATAGGACTAGTATTTAATTGCATGGCTAGTTTATCTTTTCCTATACCATATATGACTCCAAATGTAATGGACTTCGCTAACTGTCTATAAAACTTAAATTCAGGATTCTCCTCATCCATGTGAAAAGCTATCTTAGCCGCCTCACCATGAAAGTCCACATCTTCCTGTTTCATTAATTCATTCATCTCAGCATTATCTACATAGTGCATAAATACTCTAACTTCCATTTGTGAGTAATCATATGCCATAAGTGTGTAATCTTTACGAGGCACGAATAGATGTCTTATAGCAATCTGTGTTTTATCTTTGACATCAAACTTGTCTCCACCTAAGAAACTCCATGTATCTATCACATCATCTGTAAGTGTTACAGTAGAATCTCCCCCTTTACTTGATACAAGTGCGGATATTCTACCTTTAACTTCATTACGTTGCTCTTCATCAAGTTCTCTATCCGCAACATATATGACATCTCTAGGTATGTTCTGTAAGTTAGGGTTGCTAGATGACAGTCTGCCTGTAACAGTGCCCCAGTTTTTAAATCCTGTATGTAATACGGGCATCTCTAAATAAGGCTCTATGTAAGTAGAGTTGAATTTATTAAGTGTTCTATATTGTCTTATTAACCCTGCTAGTGGGTGGTTGACTTGAACTAAGACAGCTTCATTCCATGCCTCAGCTCCCGTGCTAGTTTGAACAGGGGAGTGTATCCCCATCTTATTAAATATCTCCCCTATCTGTGATGGACTACTGATATTAAACTTAAAGTCTATCTTATCAAAACCTAACTCACTTTTGCCTAAATCGTATATACGTTGCTCTAGTTTATTTAATCGTGTAAGGATTTTTTTATTAGCAGTTTGTGCATACTTATTATCTACAGCAACTCCCCTGCTTTCCATATCATATAAAGCCTTACTTAATTTACATTGTAGTTTTAGTAAATCAGTCATTCCTGCTTGTTTTATTTTAGCTAATCTATCAACGTATAGTCTTTTAGTGCATTTAACGTCTTCTATACAGTATGGACCTAACACGTCAACTGGTGCTAATGAATAGTTATCTTTCCATCTCACGCCATCAGTGCGATTAGACTTTAAAATTTTATCAGTGTCTAAATCATACTGACCTGCAACTTCCCCATAGTCTTTTATTGTTATATCTAATAAACTTAATTTGTTTACTGTAGTCGCTTCAGTCATTCTAACCATAACTAATACGTCAATCATCTGCATATTAGAAATATCCATGCCCTGTTTTTCTAAAAACTTAGCATCAAATTTAATATTATACCCAATAAGTATGTGACATGCCTCATTTAAAAACTTCATCAACTCATTTATATCCGACATTTCTAGATTATCCCCTTCCTCGTGTCTTACAGGAAAGTAATAAGTAGGTGCAATATCTAATATTTCATGGTTCGTTACGGGGGTAAGTCCTATACCACATAATTTAATATCGGAGTCATAAACATCTAAACCATTAGTTTCTACGTCTATTATCCAAGTGTTTATGCCACTATAGTTATTCTTAAGTGAACTAAATGTATCTTTAAAATTATCTGTATTTACTATTAATGAGTCCATAATTATTAATCCTCCCCAAGCTGAGTCAAACTTAGGGAGGAAATTGAGAGGAGGTTACTAAAAAGGCATCTCTACATCATCTGATGATTCAGACTTTGTAGATACTGCATCTTTAGGTGTTTCCGTAGATGTATTGTTGTTAGAAGATGGTACGAATTTTTTACCATATCTATTGGCAAAATATTCATCGAGAGGAGTCAATTCAGATGTCTCCTTAATTCTATCTTCCGGTATTTCAATACTCTTATCAGAAACAGTTGTAATGGTATAAGTAGTATCAGTACTCAAACCATTTCTTTTTATTCTAAGAACACCTTTATCTAGTCCTTGCCAATCATTGTATATGTCAACAAGTTCATTCCATAGGTATCTGCCTCTTCCGAAGCTTAGAGTAATAATTCTAAAATCGTTTATAGGCTCTACGAACACCACTTTACCTGATGGTAATGTGCGTTCTTCCCAATCTAAGTCTCCTGCGAGTCCTAAGTTTGGTTTCTCAGGGTGTACGACCTCTGATACATATGCCCATAAAGCAAACTTTCTTGAAGGTACACTTCCTTCTGGAACTTCATCTGCAGGTCCTTCTTCAGTATGTAGAACAGACTGCCATCTTCCATCTTCTCTGAAAGTATGTAATCTAATCTCTGCTAGATAAGGGTCTTCAGGTGTTCCTGTTGCTATTGATTTTATGAAGGCTTGGTCACCATCTTGTTTCAAGAACAGTTCCCTGCCTAAGCTATTGTTTGATACAGAGTTTCTATTCTTTTGATAACTCTCATATCTATTTTGTATGTCGGCTATTCCTGCCATCTTTTCTCCTTTACCAGATTCTCCGGTTTTCTATTGTTTCTTTTATTGTATCATAGTTTTTAACTTCTTGTACATCTTTATATCCTGTAGGAAGCTTTAGATAAGATATATTAACACGACCTCCTAGTCTTGTCAAGATATAATCTCTACCTTTTTCGCCTGCTTGGTCATTATCTAAACATAATATAATTTCTTTGGATGGTAATTGTAATATTAAGTCCTCTTGAACTTTAGACATTTGCATACCTAGCAAAGCAACTGCTTGATATCCTAGTTGATTTAACCACATTGCATCCAATGCTCCTTCAGTTATACATACTGCATTAGATGTATCCACTAATGGTTGCCCAAATAGTATATGAGACTTCTTAAATCCTTTGGCGTATACATACTTTGGTACCCCAAACTCTCTTCTAATTATCCACCCAACTAGTTTTGCATCTTTATCATGAGCTGGGATTACTAATCCATTACTAGGTGTTATGCCACACCCCCATCTATTTAATGTAAACTTATCAAACCCTCTATCAAATATCCATTTAGGCACTACATATTGTTTATATGGAAATACTTTTTCTTCAAGTGCGGGTAGTCCAAGAGGGGCGGGAGTATCTATCTCAAACATTTTTGCAGGGTCGTAACCCTCTGAGTTCTCTACCAAAAAGTCTATTATTTTACGAGCACTCCATCCCATACGTTTCCTAATAAAACTTTTTAAACTACCTTGACCACAACCAGCAAAGCATATCCATACACCTTTTTCAGTGTTTATGGCTAATGATGGTTTATCATCCGTATGAAACGGACACTCTATATTAAACTGCTCTGCACCTAATGGTACATCTACACCAATCTTGTGTAAGATTTCAGTCCAGTCTATCATATTTTGTTTTTGTTGGTCTAATCCTGTATATGATATCATCTTTTACTTGTCTATATCCTTCTGGAAATGTAGTCCCACATTTTATACATGATGGGTCATCTTTTATTATTCCTAATATTTTAACTTTTGCTGTGCCATCTGACTTTAATATCGGTACTCTCACTGTCAATCCAGTTTTAAGTTTACCATTAGCACTACATTTACCACACCTTAATTGTAAAAAAGTTTGGTCTTTATATTTATGCATTAGCTTGCTCAATGTGTCCATTGTTTACCCTCCATATAAAGTCAAAATCATTAAATGCTAAATCTCCATCTCTATATTTTTGAAATTGTATTTGTCTTTTATCTGCTATCGGCATATCTAAATCATCTTTCATCATTGACATAGATACTGCCACATCTGATGCTCTAATCAATGCATCACCAAATGCCACTTGACTAGGAGCAGGCGGCACATACATGTCAGCTGCATCTCTAGTGGCTTGAGTTGATGCCATTATCGCCGTGTTAGTAGATAGTGCTAAATTCTTTAGTCCATAAAACAATGAATGTGATTGCTCCCATGCAGCTTTATTACTATCTTGAGATATTAAGTATACACCATCTATAACTAATAGGTCAGGAGAGTATTTCCTAACTAAATTGTTTATACTAGGTAGAGATATACTATCTTCCCCACTAATATGGTCACATATCAATAAGTTCTTAGAATCAGTCTCGGTTAGAAACCTTTTATATTCACTCTCATCTATTTCATTACCGTTTCGTATCGCAGAATGTGATAGATTAAAACCTCTCATCTGACCTAATATAACATCCATCCTTAGATTTATAGAAGCTCTAGTCATTTCTGTAGATACTAATAATGTCTTAAATCCTTTTTCTACTGCTATTGCTGCTATCTTACAACATAACCAAGTCTTACCTACAGTCGGTCTAGCATATGCAGTAATTAAGTCTCCCGGTTGCCATCCCATACCTGTTGAGTTTATAACATTAAATGGAGTAGGGATACCAATCATGCCATCGCCTAACTCTCTCTTTGCATTTTTTTCTTTCCATACCTCAAATCTATCTAACTCACCTGAATCATACTGAACCACATCAGCATCATGTAATATTTCTACATCATGTAAGCCATCCATAATTAATGATAAAGCTTTCTTTGGGTCTTCTCTCAGTATTGGTTTCTGTTCAGAAAATGCAGAGATAATATTTCTGTACATTACATGTTTCTTAAATTCACCTAATGCATATTGAAAGTTTATGTCTTTTGCATCCTTTGATAATTGAGGAAACTTTTCTAATAATACTTCACACTTAGGGAACTCTTTGTATTCATCTAAATGCTCTTGAATAAATTTATATGCTTCTCCATGATTAGCAAAGTCTTTTACAGGATGCGTAAAAGCTTTGTAATTGTTTGACTCACATAATCCAAATATGAGTCCCGACTCTATGAAATTAAAATTTTCCAACTATTCTCCTTCTTTATACTTATTTCTTAAAGATTTCTTGACTTTATATATCGAAGTATCAGTCAAATTATCTTGTATACGTTCCATAGTATAATTTTTATACTTCATTGTCAAGAACTCTTTTTCACTTTTTTCTAAGCCTAAAGAATTTAAAAAATGGTCTAACCTAATTTCATCTATGTGATTGTCTTCACTAGGTAATAAATCTTTTAATGTAAAATCATCATTATCTGCATGACCAGATGAGTTATTTCTATCCATACTAACTGTCTGTACCTTTTTAGTAGACTTTGTATGTAAAGTTCTTAAGGTATTTACCATTGCAGTGTGTAAATAAGTGTGAAATGACGCATTTTTATTTGGATTATACTTTTTTGCCGCTCTAATTACTGTTAATCTAAGTTCTTGGACTAAATCTTCCTTCTCCCACCCCTCAATGTAAGCATTTTGCAACATTTTATAGATTTTTGGTTCCCATTTTTCAATTAACTCATCGTTTATTTGCATTGTATCGTCTGTATTCGGCATAACACTTGTATGAACAGTAAATATTCTTTAATTTATTCTTTATCCTTACTTTTACTATCGTTTTTCTTCTATAAAAAGGTATTTTGCACCAAGAACATGTCAATCTCATAAATCTTGAGTTAAAAGTACATTCTCCCTTGTGTATTCTACCTTTATCGGTGGTTATATCCCCACACTCTTTACAGTATACCACCTTTTGAGGTTTTGGAACCTTAGTTTGTAGGTCATTTTGTTTTAAAATGTTATGAACATAGACACGACTGACTCCTACTTTTCTACTAATCTCCGCTGAAGACATTAAAGGATACTTATTACGCAACCTTACTATCTTGTTTTTGGCTTTCATTAGAAGTCATCTATTGATGCTTGCTCTTGCTCATAGCCTTTTACTGCTAAAACTATCTCATTTTTCCACCGAGCTGCTAATTCATCCGTGGTTATGTCACTTGATTGAGCACCTAGCCCTAAAATCTTTACTGCAGCTGCTTGCATTCTAGTCCATTGTGCATCTGTGAATGATACTGTTACGTCTGGCATTATTTATTCTCCTTTAGTTTTTCTATTTCTTCTTTTAGTTTTTTAATTTCCATTAATAATATTACTGATAATTTGTCGTAAGAAACACTTTCTGGTGTTTCATCATTATTATAATTTACTATTTCTGGTAGTATTTCTGCTACTTCTTCGGCTATTAAACCAATATCTTTCTTACCTTCCGTAGCGGATTTTTCGTTCCATTCAAAGTCCACAGGTCTTAAGTCATATAATTTATTTGAGTCTAAAACCATATCAACTACGTTTCTTTTATATTTTCTAGATGATGATTTTTTATGTACTACATTTGAACCATCAACAACTAAATCAGTACCTGAAGTTGTTCCTAAAGTATCCAACACTAATCCACCACTATAAAATCTACCTCTTAAAGCTCCCCCTGTACTAAAACCTAATTCGTTTGCAGCTGATTGGAACATACCTGTATCTGTATCCCCGTTGAAGGTGTAAGCAGGAAAATTTACTGCGGCAGATGTACTAGCGTATACTATTCCAGAATACAGTGCCCAATAAGATAAACTCGGATGACCTAAAACAGTCCCATCATTACCAAGGTCTACGTCATAAGTAGGAACAAAAAACATAGTTTTATCGACTTCATTTGGACCTATAACCATAGTATGAGCGAAATCTGTGTCAAATCCACTACCACTTCCAGCTTGTTGTGTAGTAGATAGCCAATAAGTTGCTGGGACTCCTCCAGACCCTCCGTCAAAAACTGTTTGGTAATAAGTTGTCAACCCTTTAGCAGTTATTGTAGCACCGTTTGAATGCGTAGCAGGAGTTGTACCCTGACTTCCACGTTGAACAGTCAACGTGTTAGAATTTATCGCTATCACAGTCATGTGTTCACTATCTATTACAATTATATTACCTAATCCAAATAATGCCCCATTAGAAACATCAATATCTTCTTCGCTATTATCTAAATCTTCTGCTAAAGTTGCTCCAGTAGCCCTATTCTTAGCTGATGACCCCATAAGAAACACCGAATCAATAGTTAGGTCATTAGTATCTTCCAAAATAGCCAACCCACCCTTATATATTATTACTTTATCTTCATTAGGTCCACTAGCTAATCTTCCTGTAAGAGGGCTTATTTTTATTTGTTGGGTTCCATCTGCATCAAAGGCTGTTATTCCAGAACTATTTATAATAAATCCATTTTGGTCTGTACCACTGCCATCATTAACTGTAGCACTTGTTTTTATAGTGGTTGCTAAAACTAACTCTGCCTCTAGTTTAGCTGCTGTAACTGCATTAGCTGCGATTTCACCTGCTGTAATTGTATTAGCTTTTATTTCGTCTGCTGTTATGGCTTTAGCAGAGATTGAATCTTTATCAAATTTGTAGTTACTCCCCGGTAACTCTATATGATTTAATTGAAAAGATGCCTCTGCAGCAGAATGACTAGCCTTATGAGCTGTTCCTAGTACTATTACGGCATCACCCTGATTTAAACTTGCAGTATTTCCTGAACCACCACCTTTAGTTATTGCTTCATTTTTAAAGTCAGTTTCATTTTGAAATATAAATTTTGTTTCAGACACATCTGGTTTAAAAGAAATTATGACATTTGTACTATCCGACATAGCTCCATTTAAACCCGTTGTGGCGTGTTCACTATCACCAGCTACAATGTCATATTTTTCACCATCTACTTCAAGCGTACCTGCACTATGTGAAACAGCCGTATCTGTATTATTTCCGCTGGTATCACCCGGACTAAACGTACCTGTGAAGGTAGCTCTTTGTAGTCCTAATGGTATCCCTTCAGAATAAGTCTCATCATCATATTCAACAGCAGGTGTAGAAGGTTTTTGTCTTTCTCCAGCGTTTAAAGCTTTAGGATTACCTATATCACCTACAGTTTCAATATTAGTATTAAAACCTTTTTCACCTTCACTATACGCTATACTAGTAATTACATGAGTAAAAGGACTAGAGTTAATCGCTAAATTTTTAATCTGCACCGCATGTCCTGCTCTTAATGGTATATAAGTTCTGTAATAATCGTTAGTAGAAAAAGTTGCTGAGTTAGTTAATGTAGCAGTTAAGTTATTATCTTCTGTCTTACTAATGTAACCAAATTCTTCCATAGTCCCACCTTGACCAGAAAGCTTATGTAAAACCATACCTGTTCTTATGCCTGCGGTAGGGAAACTATCTATATTAGCAGATGCTAAACCATCTGTTGTTGTAGAATGTTGATTAGCTATAGTGCTATCAGTTATAGTATTAGTAGATACAGAATTTACTTGCCCCTCTACGAAGTGATATGGATAACCGCTTGCCATAGAAAACTTACCTCTTACTCTTCTAACATCTTTATGTGCGAAAGCAGCAGCAACTGCTCTTCTAACTGTTAATATATCTCCAGTATCTACACTAAAGTTCTTTAACATTTTTTGTTTAAATACTTGTTGAGGTCTAAATATATCACTGCCATTAGCACTAGTAGTGTCTGACAATGTAATTGTCCCCACTGTGGTGCCACTTGAGTTTCTAATATGTAATTGCTCTCCAGCAGCTACAGTATGTTTTATTGCTCCTGCATTATTAGTACCAGTTAAAAGAGCAAATCCTGCTCCACCTGTATTGCTTAAATATTGTAAGAACCCTACAGTATTACCACCACTGGCTGCATCAAATACCCCGCCTCCTTGTTGGTCAATAGTTTTACTAGTCTCAGTCCCACCTGTCCCTGTTCCACTAGGTTCATATAAATCTTGTATAGCATCACCATTAGTTATAGCTTTGTAATTAAATACTTCAAATTCTAAATCTTTAGCATAGCCAGAAACCGGGTCAACAAAACGAGCATTAAGGTGCGTAACTCTTTCTCTAGCAATATCTTCAAATGAAAAAGAAGGTAACATTTTTAATGCTTGCCCTGTTTCAGTAATACTACTTCCAGTGCCAAACACCAAAGTTAACCCATCATCTGCAGGGTTAGATACCGTATAACTTGTGCCTGATTGAGCCGCTGCTGGCATACATCCAGCCGGGAAGTAATTAAAAAAGTTATCAGTTCCCTCTGTACTAGTTGAAGTGGTTTTAAAATTAGTGTCTACATAAAAGTTGTAAGGTTTTAAACCACCTGTGATGGCTGCGGATGCTGTAGCTTCAATTCCTGCTTCAAGCTCTCCTAATCTTTTAATAGCATTTAAAAAATTACCACCTGAGTTACCAAAATCTATATCCTTTGTAGCTTTTTTACCTAATGACCCTTGAAATCTATATGCTCCCGTATCATCACTATCAGTGGTATTTACCACTTCAATTGACCTGTCACCAGTGCCTTGATTATAACTTCCAAAGTCTATCAACTTATCTACGTCATCTGAAATAAAATTACCTTGTAACTTTGTAGCATCATCATTTAAAAAATCTCTTTTTAAAACATTTTGCTGTAATTCAATTAAACTATCATAAGCTGTAACTGTTACAGTATAACCTCTTAAACTATTTTCTGGGGCTACATCCTCAACTTTACCCAAAAACAATATGCTTTTAGTAGCTTGGTCTGTAATTCTAATTTTCATTTTATTTTTAAGCACGGTGTCAAAATCACCGGTTTCAAAAATATTAGAAGATGATGTTCTTGGATTAAATAAAGTAACTACAGCTGTTCTTGGTGTGTTTAATGAATCTTCTATTGATAGAGTTAATATTCTAGATGTGCCACCACTAGATGTAAGGCTGACCCAAGCAGAGCCACTCCAATACTCTACTAACATCCTTGCTGCTCTAGGATTAGTTCCAACTGGCATTATGACTCCTGTCTATCTTTAGCTACAAATGATAATGAAAATTGAAATCTATCTTCTGTACCCGGAGCTAAATCAAATCTACCTTGAGAAACAGCAACCTCGTATGTCGCATATGTTGTCCCAGCTTCAGTTTGCACTATTAATTGAAGTGGTGTGCTACCATCATCATATACACTACCTGTAACAAAGCTTTCTAGTTGTTTTTGTGTGGGTACGAAATAATTAGTTTTATTACCATCTGATGAATTACCTTTTGCTGGACCCGTAACTACTTCTGGGGTATCTGATTGGTCTCTGTCTACAGTGCCTGAAATTGTTATATTAGGTCTAAACATTCCTAATTCTATTAATTCTGGTGAGTTTTGAGGGAAAGGTATTTGAATAGGTGTTTTAGTAATTGATACTCCAAATGAATCGGCTTTGAGTGCATATCTTCTAATCCCTGTTATAGCAGTATCATTTGAATGGGCTTTAATATTAGTATTGTTTATGCCTCTAACAATTGTATCAAATTGTGTACTACTACCTTTTGATGCATAACTGATTTCTTCACCTTCTATAAATATACTACCAGAAGCTGGAAAAGCAGAGTTATTAGTATTGTCTATAGTAATGTCATCACTACTAGTGCCATTCGCATCTGCACCTAATGTACCATTAAGTAAACAAAACTTTGAAGTAGTTAAAGAACCTATATCTGTTAATAATACTGATAATGCCATTTTTTAAATCCCCTTATATTAATCTGTTAAACCTTGTGAGTATGCTGCATCTTCTTGAGCTCTGCCAGCTTGAGCATAAAAAAAATCTTTAATTGCAGCATCTATCATTGGAGCTACATATAATTCATATCCTGTTACTGCCCCTATACCTGCAGGAACAGACGTTCCGAAGGTAGGTACTGCGAGAGCACCAGCACCAGCCATAATAGCACTCCCTACAGCGATACTTATAGCTGATTGTGTAGCTTTTACTGCCTTATCTAAATCGTCTGGTTCAGCAAAAGCCGATAAGAAATCAAGACCTTTCAACCCAGTACCCAAGATACCCAAGCCTTTGAGGTATTTGGAGCCGATAACTTTGCTATCCATGGTCCTTAGACCAGATAAAGGATTTCCAGCTTGACCAAGAAGGTCTTCACTATCACCTCCTCTACCAAAGTTCAAAACGTCTCCGATTTTAGAAAATATTTTCATTACAAACTCTACTATAGTACCAATACCAGCTGCTGCCTTTTTTAAAGGGTCAAAAAACTTCATTATAAACTTTAGTCCGCCTTTTAATAATGGGAAAAAACCCATTAACAAAGTGTCTACAAATGCACCAACTATTTGGAATAAAGACCCAATAAAACCAGTAAAAATAGATGATTGTTTTAAAATACCGGCTAAAGTAAGTTGAATACCTATTTGTTGTTGCAGAGATTTTTTATTAGTTCTTCTGTTATCTTCTTTTTCCATGTCACCCTTTTTATCTTTAAGGGCATCATCTTGACCACCACCAGTAGAAAGAGCGTCTTGCATTAAAAATCTATATATTGACTCAGCCATTAGTATAATCCTCTAGAACTTGTATTAAATTTAGGTGCGGGCATACGAGTTGCAGATTGTTCTTTTAATTTTTCTGCTTCTTTTTCTTTAATTGCTATTTTTGTTGCTAAAATCATAATGTATTCAATGTCTGTTAAATTTTTAATTTCAGAAAATGATAAACCCATCTCCATTAATGTGTTAACCATGGTCCAAAATTTATATAAAGCCGCTTCCTCTGTACTGACCTGTACTCCCCTAAGAAAACGGTCTATCCTTTTTTTATTGAATCTATATCTAATTCTTCATTAGTAAATGCTTTAGGAACTACAGCTTCTAAAGCTTGTCCAAGTTTAGAGTCAATACTCATTAAAAAGGCATCTGTTGTTTTACCCCACGGAGCATCTGTAACTATTTCTTTTAATACTTCTTTGACGTACCTACTTCCATCAAAATTAGTCTCTCCACCACTACCAAATGACATACATTCAGTAACAAGTTGATTTTTTCTAAACCATGTTAAAGGCTTAATCTCAACTTTAAACTTGTCCTCTCCTACCTCTACTTCTATTATTTCTCTGTCTGTCGCATTTATTTTGTATTTATTTACGTCAAAACTTTTCTGTGCTGGGTCTTGTGTTGTCATCTATTCTCCTTATATATAAACTCCTTTAGAGTCTGTTACTATTATTTTCATATTTCTAAACAGTATGTCTACATCAGTTTGAATTATAGGGTCTCCTGTTATATTATATGGAGCAGATAAAATAAATGCTCCTTGTTCATTTAACCCTGTACCCGCCCCTGTAGTCTCATCACCTGACGTATAGTCGTTAGGTATTAATATTTGAATTGTATCATTAGTTCCTCTAGTAAATGTCAACTCAATGTTAAATCCTTTCAATCCATTCCCATCTCCAAAATTACCTTCTAACAATAATTGTTTAAATATTTCGTTAGCACTATTTACAGTAGTCGCAGTATTAGCAACAGTATCTGGTAATGCGATTGTACAAGCCATTGAATATGACCTTCTACCTTCTCTAAATTCACTTGGTCCTCTATGTCTACCATGCCTTGGACTTATATAGTATCTAGGCTCTACTGAGTTAGCTATTGAAATAGAAATACTTCTTACTCTAGCAAACTCTTGCCCAAATAATTTAAAACTACCTTGAGAGAAATAATAAGGTTCAGTGCTTGGGAAATCAATATCAGAGCTTGTAATCTTGTTCATAAGAGCAAATCTTGGCATACCTGCTGGAGCATTACTTGAATTGAAAAGATTAGTTCCAACACTCCCTTGGTCTTCTTGATTATGAATCATATCTAAGAAGGGCACAGAGTCATAACTCATCATTAACATTCCACCCTCAGCTGCACTTATAGTAGCACTATCTACAATACCGCCTACATATCTTCTTTGTAAATCATTATCAGCAGTTTCTGCAGTGTCTCTAAATAATACATTCCATGATAAAGTATCTAAATCAAAAGCTTCTTCAATTGTATGAGTAAAGACAGGACTTGCTGCACACTCTTGAAAGTGAGTATTCGCCAAATGGTCAAATCTTAGTGGCTGAGATAATTGAACAAACGTGCTAGTTCCGCTACCTGTTACACTTTGAACTTTTACTACTTCTGGATTTGTTCCAGATTGGACAGTCGTGCTACTTATAGCACTGCCAGCTTCATCTGTCATATGTACAAATTTTCCAGCACCTATATTAGTGTTCTCTTTTACGTTAATCCACACATCACCTTTTTTCGCTGCTGTCTGTAACTCAGTTGAAATTTCACCTGAACCTAAATATAAATTAGGGTTAGTTTTCATTGTACCTATTGGGAATCTCAAAGGAGTAGCGTCTACTACAACAAAACTTGATAATGCCCCATTGAAAGTCTGAGCCCCTGAATAAGCTGTGGTAAAGTTTCTAGCTGATGATGTACCTAATAGATATCTAGGCTCAATAGCCGGTGTAAAATCTGGTAAAGTAACACCTTCATATATGCCGGGAACAGTTGTTATATAAGGATAAAATGTATCTGCAGTAGTATTAGCTACGTTAGTTACTTCTTCTACATCGTCACCACTAGCATGGAAAAAAGCTAGAGGTCTATCTAAAAAGAAAGTGCCAGCTCCAGATGTAGCACTTGTGTGCACTATTCTTCTTATTTCAAATTCTTCTGATACATTGCTATCAATAGTTGCGTCTGCATTACTAGGACCACCAATACGAATAAAATCACCTACAACGACATTTCCAGTTTCTGCCACTGTTATTTGGGTAGCTCCAGCATTTGCAGCAGCTGATAAAGTTGTGTCTATATCACTACCACCTCCAACACGAGTACCTGAAATTAATTCAGGGTCTCCTCCCGGTGCGGCTTCTGCTGACATTGTTAATTGTGCTTGGTCACTTCGATAGACTGCCATTGTATTCTCCTTATATTTATATTATACTCATTTTTCTTATGTTTCTAAAGATACAGAATTGTTAATTAACTCTATTTGAATTATACCATTCCACAAGTTTACTTGAGTATCTGTTGACTCATTAAAATTGACAAATCTAATTCTTTGAAAATTTGTTAAACTATGTATTCTAGAGTGGCATATTCTTCTTACTTCTCTCATTAAGTCGTATAATCGTTGTCTACTAGTGTTTGTATATATTTCTAAAGCAACGTAGTATATCCTATCTCCAAATTTGAAGTTACCTATTGGGTTTTCTTGTAAAGTAGGGTTACCTGCTCTACCTATAATCTGGTCATTTACATTTAGATTATATCTTAATGGTTCACTTGCTCCATTTACCTCAATAAAACCGGGTTTTTTAGATGTACCACTAACATTACTGAAAGTCCATTGACCTTCTATATCAGTTAATAAATCTGTAACTGGTACTGGTTCTGTAGGCATATTAGAATATCTCCACTGCTTTCAGAGACTCTATTCCTTCTGTAGTCTCTTGTGTAAACATTTGTAATTTTTGAGCTAATGGTACTCTGTCCATACCACTTACTGCCATATTTCCAAAATCTGAGTTTTTCAATACTTCAATAGCTGCTAGTTTCTTAGCTATCTCGTGAACATAGTTTGCTTCTCTAGCATCAGTTCCAATATTTCTACCATATAGATATCTAACTCTTACAGGTGCTATAAATTCACCACCGCCGAATCTAAATGTAGGTGTATTAAATCCTCTAAATCTTGCAGGTAAAAAAAAGTATCTAGCAAAATGTACCATTCCTGTATCTCTAACTAAAAAGTAATCTTGATTTCTACCTTGTGTCCTAGTGTCATATTCACTACCATCCCAGACTGATAAATCTAATATTTTATATGCGTCTGGTCTATCTAACTTAAATCCAAAAATATTAAAATCATGTTTTTCATCTGCAACATAATTTATTCTCCATGATTTTCTAGTCTGATAATCTATCTGAGCTTGTGCCCCCGCTATATAAGTTTCTACTGTAGCTTTACTTGGAATAGTAGTAGTTGTAAAGTCTGTAGTGTTTGTTACATTAGCAAGTTGTAACAATTGAAATACTTCTTGTGTAGTACAATATGCTTCTACAGGTCTTTTTCTAATATTTTTAACAGTCGCACCAGTGGTTACACCATTCGGGGCACTTATTCTTATCCAATATGCAGACTGTCCTTCATCAACAGTTGTTTTAGCCCAATCGCTTATCACTCTTAATGGGAATATTTCTACACCATCCCCTGCAAATCCATAGGCTTCACCCGTATATGTTCCACCATCATCTCTATTAAAATTAAATTCTTGAGTATCGGGAATAAATTCTTTAAAACTAGACCCGTTGAAATACTCGTATTTTAAAGGTGCTGTATAACTACCTGCTGAATCTATGTCAAATATTGCCATATCAAATTTAGCGTCATCCCCTAAATATAAAAAATCGGCAGTATCTTCTATTACTGTAAATGATGTACCAGTGAGAGACCTTGCTTCTAAATCCCTATTAGTAAAAACACCTCCACCAGTATCAATTCTGATGTAATCAAATTGTTCATTCGCCACTGTAGGCATTGGTTAACCCTCCGAGTTTTCCTCCGTTGTTTCTTCAGGCTTTTCTTCTGGCTGTTCTATTACTGGCTGTTCTTCAGGGGGTAATTTACCTCTTAAATATGCAGCTGCACCTGATAATTGATGGAGTTTTTGAAGTGTTTGATTTCTAGATGTCTCCATTTTTGCGAGTTCATCTTGAAGTTTTACCAACTCTTCTTCCATAATTTTTAAGTCTGCTTTTATGTCTATGCTTTCGCTCATGCATTTCTCCTTGAACTAATGCCTCTTTTCATAGAGACTCTTCTTTTTCTTTGCGGTGGGGGCTCTCCCCACACAGGTCTAACCCCATTTAAAAAGGGTAGACAATTATTGACATATAAATAATGCCCTTCTTCTTTTTTAGTATACCATACATCTTTGCATTCTTCAGATGCATCATCACAAGGTTGAACCATTCCGTTAAACCCACTTACATATAGTATATCATCTCCAGTCAAAATATTTGTATTAAGTATAAAAGATTTACCCCTTCTTAA